GAAGAATTATGTATTATATTATTGAGGAAATCTAAAAGATGAAATGTTGATTTATCTTGTGTTTGAGTTTTATGTCCTGATGGTCCTCCTGTAACTAAAAACTGGTTAGGATCACGTTGATCAAACTTCTTATTGCTAATAGGATGAAATACATGCGTTGCTAAATTTCCTCGTGAATACATATTAGCGGTTCCACCGCTAACACCATCTGTAGGTGATATAGAAAAATCACCAGGAACTGCGTATCCTTTATCACCAACTTGCGTAGGTTCACGAGTATATTTAGAAAATGCTTGTGGTATTATAAGTTTTGGTAAAGTAAATGGACCAGTAGCATCTAAAGTAAACTCTAACATATCATTATCTAAAATTTGTGAAACATGTCCTTGAAATGTTTTAGGTTGATTTTGTTGATTATCAGCAGCTTTTGTACGTGTGAAATTATGCAGTTTAGAAATAAATGACAGTTTCTGTGAGGTATCATTCATGGAGATACCTCAAATTGTCGATTTCTAAATATTAATGTTGATTTAAAATAACTCTTTGTCATACTTATTAAATATTGTACCACACCAGCTTGATACATGGCACCAGGATTTAGATCCATAGGATAAGCAAACGTATTAACTCCAGTAATTAATGCCATTCCACTTCCATTGTATGTACTAGGAAGTGCTTGAATAATACTAACATTAACTATTTTTCCAAATTGAAAATTATGTGGCGCAGCTAATGTAGCATTGACTACTTTGTTATTTTCATCCCAAATTAGTGATAGTATTTCCGCACCTATAAGAGTTTCTACCAAAGGTACCATAAAAATTAAATTATTATTGAATGATGTACATTTAACATAATATCGTTGAGCAGCTACATTCCATAAAACTGTAATAGTATAATTCTCTCCATCAAATATAGGAGTAAAAGATGGCGCTCTAACGTTTGAAGGAATAAATGGATAGTTCGTAGTCATTGCGGCGACGTAGGCAGTGTAACAACTGGACTTCCACTAATTCTTGGAAGTGTAATACCAGTACCATAATTTCCTATTGATGTAATACCAAGTGCTGTCTGAATAGAAGTTATCTGAGCAGCATTTGGTAATCCATTTGTAATTTTTGATATCAAATTATTCTCTGCTGCAACAACATCTTGCAATGAAATAAGTGGAGCAGTAAAATCCCATCTCCAAGTATTTTGTGGTAATGGTGATTGTGATGTTGAAGCATCTGTTAAATTTTCCAGCAACATATTGTTATAAATATAAGCTGGTGTAAAAACAATATAACTTCCACCTAAATTATTATGATTATCTAAAGCAAATTTAAGACTAGTCATTCTAGATTGTTTCATTGTCCATGCACTAGGTTCCTTCATAGGTGTCATCATAACTAATGAAACATTAAGAGGATTTCTCAACGTTGCATTAGATGCAACATTCAAACTAGCAAAAGGATATTCTGCAATTGATTGTCTTATTAAAGCACCACCTGGTGCGGGTTGAAAAACAGCAAAAGCATTTTCAAAACTCCAATCATCCGGCACATTAATACCTTCTGGCCCCATTTGTTGTGGAGCCAGAAATAATGCAGAAAAAACTTCAACGTTAAGCAATGCAAGTATTGGTAAATATCCACCAACAACACCGGAAGCAATACCATTTTGCAACCAGATAGGAGTTAATTGATATAATAGTTGAACTTGACTAAGTGTGCTCATTCTGCTGTACTAGATCCAGTTCCACCAGACTCACCAGTAAATGCTAATTGTCCACCTACTTGTACTATTCCACCTAATGCAGCGCCAAATCCAGCAGCAAAAGAACTTGAAGAAGCTTCTATTATTGTAACCCAAGACTCACCAGTAGGTTGCCTATAATGACCAACATGCCTAATTTTATTCACAACCCAAGAACCAGTAAATAAAAGAAGATTACCATGTTCATAAGTATTAGCTCCTTGTCCACTAGTATAACTAAATGCAGCACTACCACCTTGAATATTAACTAAAAGTTTTTCAGGAAGCGTAATATACACTGGTGCTCCGCCAGCCATAGCAGAATTAATATCAGCTCTCAAAACTGTTTTTACTTGAATTTTATTATTATCAATCCATGTAGGCTGTCCAACTAAATCTTCAAATTGAATAGCAATAGGCGTACCAGGACCAGTAAAATCAGTAATTACATATTTACCATATCCTATAGGAAGTGATTGTACTCCTTGATAACCAGTAGTTTCTGGCGTTCCTAGTATGCTATGAGAAAGCTGTTTAACATAATTCATATATTGCTCTAAACTTTGATGGTACCCTTGATCTGGAGCATTCAAGATAAGAGCATTACTAATATTCACAACAAATTGAGAATTTGGAAAAGCAGTTGATAAAGCATTTTGTATAGCTGAAGATAATTGTGAACCTTGCGGCATATTATGAATAATATTCTTTGGATCTGTAGGCCCTCCCATTCCAGTTGGATTACCTGGTATTATAATAAACGTTAAACTTAAATCATTTCCAGTCCAATTGCCAAAAGCAGGATAAATTTGCCCATCTGCTATAAGACCTTGATGAATTACTTGATCATTAGCTAATGGCAATCCCTCTGTAAATCCACCAAATAATTGCACTCTTTGACCTGTAAAAACAGTTGATTGTGAAATAAGATTTTGAGTAATGCCTTTTATCGTAATTGATCCTGCACAAGCACCAGAAGTAACTTCAATATCAAAATCAATATCTAATGCACCTGGATCATTAACACCATTAAAATTACTGCTCCATTGAGAACCAGAAGCATATGCACTTATTTCTGGAAGAACGGTTGATGATAAACCAGCTAAAGCACCTTCACCAGTTATACTAGCTGCACCATTTATAACACTTAAATTTGGTGCAGATCCTACTGCGCTCACTTTTATGGCATAAAATCTCAAGAATCAAAATTCCCTTGGGCACTTCCAATAGAAGCTGTTTGAAGATTAACATTTGAGCCAGATTTATTAAATATCGTCACAACTGGACTTGCATCCTTATGGAATTGGCTCATATCTCCTAAATGCGGTGTTGGATCTCTACCATAAGGATCAACGCGACCTGGTTGAGCAGATGCTTGCATTTGTGGTCTATTTGGTGGTCCATACGCAGCAGCAATTTTTGCCATTTGTTCCTTTGTTGTTGGACTATACGCAGCAGCAGCAGTTTTCATAGTTTCATCTCGTTTTGCAATTGCATCACGAGTCATAGGATTAGCATCATCACCAATATAACCACCAGAAGCTACTTTGATTGCTCTATAATTTCTAGCATTATTTTCACCAAAACCAGGACTATAACGGACATTTTTATTACGATAATCTCCAGTTGTAACTGGATTATCATAATAGTCTCTAACGTGTGGTCCACTACCTTTATACTGTTCTAAAACCTCCATACCAGTACGTTTACCTTTTTCATCAGTTAAATACTTTAAAAATTCAGCAGCATGGTCTAGGCGCGCACCCATAGTACCTATGCCACCGCCAGCATAACGACCAGATTGTTTTCCTTCTCTATCCAAAAATGTTGAAATTGGTGTGCCAGGTTTAATATCGCCTGACATCACATCTTCGCCTGGTCGCCAATCACCTACGTGTCCACCTTCTCTCATCGCTCCTGATTTAATGCCAACTGCTGCTGATGCCAGCGCAACACATTGCGGGCTTGTAATCAAGCCATTATCTTTCATTTTCTTTAGATCATCAGCCCAATGTCCTGTAGCGCCACCTTGACTTGAGGCGCTGCCAACAAAAGCTGGAGCTTTACCTCCACCGGTAGTAATGCCTCCGCCATCTCCACCAGTATAAGAAGATACTGATGGAACACCACCTAAATATTCCTGTTGGCGCTGCAAAGCATAACTGCCTGTAGCCACAGGCTTTCCGTCTATTATCCGAGTTCCTTTTGGTCTTTCATATCCTAGTAAATAGTCGGCAGCTTGTTGACCTGCCGCTGCATGAGTTTGCATCTCCTTCCATACATTAGGATAATTCTTTTGCAAATTTTCAATTTGATATTCTGCTTGTGCCTTTGGATCACGCCAATCCTTACCCTGCTCTTTCATTGCCGCTAAAAAGCGACCTTTTTCACTATTGGCAGATGTACCAGAAAATTGCCAGAGACCAACACCTGTTCCACCTGCTTCAGTTGCGCCACCCTTGAATGCGCTCTCAGATTGAATATTAGCCATCATTCCAGCGATGCCTTCTTCAGAGGCACCAGCTTTACGAAATACATCAGCAACAATGGCAGCGTTTTGTTTGGCAGTAGCTCCAGGTCTAGGGTCTCTACCACCAAAACCTTTACCAGCTTCTTGCATTAATGGAGTAGCTTTTTCTCCAGTTACGGAAGGAAATATACCACCTCCACCTCCACCTCCAGGAGCTAAAGGTGCGCCTCCTCCACCAACCATATCTTTAAATGCAACAGGACCAGCTCCGTCGCCTCCGCCTCCACCACCTTCTCCACCGCCATATCGTTCTGCAAGATATTTACCAGAAGTAAGCTCCATATTCAATGCTGACATATTATCAGCTAATGGCTTTATTTCTTTATTCAAATCAACAAAAATATCAGAACTCTTCATTAGTTCTTTATTAAATTCACCGAAATCCTTACCACCTTCTGTTGTTGTATTAGCCAACATATTACGGAAAGCAGATGCCTCCTTTGCTGGCATTACAAGTTCATCTTGATGAAGCATAGCCATTCCTGTATCAGGAACACTATATGCTCCAGTTTGGAATTGTGGTACAAGAGGAGCCTCTTGTAATCCCTTTAAAAGTTTATCAGTACTAGCTGATGGTTTAGATATTAAAGGATTTTCTTTTCCAATATTTTTGTCCCAAGTATTTGGCTGTCCACCGAATGGTTTCCATAGCCATTCACTAAATGGATTTGGATTAGCATGACCCTCTCTTTCTTGTTTTGCAAATGGTGCATTAGTCAAATATATAATAATTTTATCAATAGCGGATGCCAATCCAACTAAATTCTTAGCCGCAACAGTTTCAAGAACTTGTCCAAACAAACCTAAATGTTTATTTAAATCAGTATATACCTGTGCAGTATCATCACCTAAATCAAGTAATTTTTCATTTTGTGCTGCTTCTTTAGCACCTTGTTCTAATTGAGATTCAGTAGCTTTTTTGATTCTAAATACATCATCTGGACTAAACATATCTTTAAGTGCTGTATTATTGAAATATGCCAAAAATTGTCCAAAATCTTTAAATCTATCCATTAACTTTTTAAGAGCAATATTTTGATCAGCTAATTGTGCAGGACCAGATTTTCCACCTTCTGTTTGTGGATTTAGACCTAATTGAATTTGAGCAATACGTGCTTGAGATGTTGGATCCATAGCCATACGTGTTGCTGCCATACCGGCATTTACATCACGATAAGGCCCTATTGAATATTCAGCAGCTTCAAAAGCACCATATGCTTGTCCATATCCTCTGGCTTGCCTACTTCTTCTAGCTACAGGTTCAGCTAAACCAACAGCAGTACCAATTGCTAAAAGAGCACCAGCAGCCACAGTTTCTACTAATTGCATACCCCCTGGTGCCATAAAAAATTGTTTTAATAAACCTGTTATACCACTTATAAAGCCATAATGGGCACCTCCTCCTGATGCGCCAGCACCAACTCGTGCAGTATTACCAAGAGCATTAATAAATTGAGATTCTCTTCTTCTACCAGAAGTTTTCTCTTTTTCTTCTGTGAATAACCCTTTAACATGTCCCCAAAATGTAGCAGCACCTTCTGAAGCTTTAACAGATTCAGCTTTAAATTCATCTGTTGTAGCTTTTTCTTTTGGTGATGACCAAGCGAAATTTTTAAATGGATCTTTTCCGATCTTTCTAGATTCAAATTCTTTTTCAAATTCCGTTTTTGGTGTTGGCTCTTTTGGTTGTTGAGCCATTTTCCTTGCTATTGGATCTACTTCTGGATTTTCTTGTCTCCATTTTTTTAAAGGACCAATTACTGAATCTCTTTCAGCTCTTTTAAGATCGTCTTCCATCTTTTTAAATTTACTAGAAATGCTAGTATCAAATCTTTTACCTGCTCTATCAACAGCTTCTCCAAATTTATTAATACCACCAACAAGATCTCTATCAATACTTGATCCAACTCTTTTAAGTGATCCTTCAATCTTATTCAATTCTCTAGATTGTTTTATCCATAATGCCTCAGCAGCAGCATTAGCTTTATCATACCAAAATTTAGTAGTTTTTGTTGCTTGATTATTTTCTCCTAGTCTTTTTGTTACATCAGCAAGTCTTTGTTCTAGTTTAATAGCCTTATCAACAGCATCGTCAAGCCCTTTAGAGGCTTGTTCCATTTGAACTTTAATTTCAAATTCCGATGTTGGCACTTACTACTGTCTCCAGAAACGATACCGCCATTCTAAGGCGCTTATGTATTCAAAATTGAATTGATACATAAACTCCTGAAATCCCATAGTTGATAGATAATCTAGGACGGAATGGATAACGCTGTTTGAACCGTTTGTTTGGGTGGCGCTGCTTTCTCCGGTGGTTTCTCGCCAGTACTGACGGTCTGAGTCGATGTCTGCAAAGAACGCATGTATTCCATAGAACCCAACAATGTAGTTTCCGCTTTCCAAATTCCAATCAACCCCTGGTATGCCAGCTGTAACTCGCTCCTTAGATGTAGAGCTGAGGCAACAATAAAATATACAATGGCGTTCTCGACCTCCGTTAATATTTGTTCATCAACAAGTTTTCTATTTCTAACTTCATAATATGGCAAAGTCATCCATCCTCCACCATTTGTACTTGGCATTATCACATTTGTAAGACGTTCAATTTCATTCATTAAATTTTGACTAACATCTGTTTGATCATCTATCTCTTTTGCAGCATCACGTAAGGCAAGACGCGCTATACGCGGCGCCATACTAGGACCAATTCCAGCCGCATATAGATTTGCCAATGTTCTAGTCATTAGCAAATAATTTGCTTCAAATACCTCCTTACCAATTGGTATAGAATGAAAATATATTTTATGATGTTCATCTACATCCATTGGAAGAACTAGATTAAGCTTCCTATTGATAGATATTGACATCTGCTACCTCTGTTATCTCAACTCTTACTGATCGAACATAGAACTGTTGACTTCATAGTAACCTTTGATTGTAACTACGAAAAGGGGTGATTCACCGGCGAACGACATTTCGCGAACAGTTTCAAGAACGGCATTTCTGATGGTATATGCCTGTAATCCATAAGCTGTTCCAGCTTGTCCGACGCCTGATGGCGCCGCAATTCCCACATCTGGAAGAACAGTTATATCTCCCAAAAGTGTACTCAACTCAAACTGAGTCTTGTAATTTTGTGCAAATGGTTGAGATTTAAGTAAGTTGATTGTCAATGTAGCGATTTGATATGGGACAGGCGAAGGAACAGCACCTGTCATAGACGGGAAATAATCAGTCGCATTTCCCTCAAGAGCTAGTGATATACCCTCCTTACCAAGAAATTGGGGATTCACATTTAAAGCTCCATTAGATACATAAGGTATCTGAATGGAAGCCTTAACGCGATTGAGTGTACCCTGTTGTTGATTTGGATTAGGCATCGTTTATCTCCTATGATAAGATTTTAGAATTATTGTGTCACAATGTTAGTTGCGACCACAACCACAAGAACATGCACGAAGCCACGTGATGGAATGAACATAGTCGATAGTCCATCATATTCACCACGTCCATAATCACCAGGATTTAGCTGTGCATAAGTCAAAAATGGCACAGCATTCACATTGCACTTCGCCGCGTATGTTCCCACTTGAATTTGTTGGGCAAGATATGCGGGGTCATATCCAGTCTGAACAACTGGCCCATTAACCATACCGAACTGTACTCCGCTGGTCATCACTCCAGCAAGAACAGCTTCCATAAAGTTAATGCCAAATTGATCGTAATATAGCGGCGCCAACGGATTATTGGCTCCATTGATGATCGCATTTGAAAGGGTCTGATTTATATTGAGCTGGACCCAATCAATAGTCCACCACCAATTAAAGTAGTCCTGTCCATCTGCCGTAACACCCTCATAGACGTTGGTGAAATTGATTCCACCTTCCGCACCAGTTTGGATGTAATTCACAGCATTTTGCTTCATACTAAGAAGCAATGGACCATTGTTCTGCAACGGGTACGGAGTAACACCGTAGATGAACTTAAAGCACATTGGTGCCACACGAGTAATCGCAGTGGCACGGAATTGTATTCCTTGATAAAACATTCCCGCTAAAGTAAATTCAGCATAAGATCCCACAGCAGATGCCTGTCTGGCAGCTGCAACACCAGGAGCTTCCAAAAGTTGAACAACTGATTTGACAGTATCTGGAATCATACCGATGCAGGTAGGATCTCCAAGTGTAAGCCAGAAGTAAGTCATCGCTTCTGGATTAACAAACTGTTGGAAAACAGGGAGAGCTTGTGGAATATTAGCTGCAAATCCCCATTCAGCCGGCAACAAATACCCATAGAAAGAAAATGTATTATTGGTTAACCACTGTTCCAGTTTTGCAATTTGGTCACCAATATCTACTGCAACACCAAGTTCAAGAACAGAAACAGGCATGGCTGTTCCTTGTCTGAAATATGATGCCACCATAGCATTCAATTCAACAGAAGTATAAGGCGCAAATGTGCCATATGTTGTTGGCAATCCAGGATCAACTGGCATAGGCACAGAGAACTTATTTTGAGTAATATCCTCAACAGTGCAAGTATAAAGTCCATTAAGCGTTGCTGGAACAAATCCAGAAAACGACATGTCAAAAGTGTCGCCATCAACCAAACCTGCTGGTAACTGATTAGCAGCAGTCATTGTAAGAACGCCACTATTCCAAGTGGCAGCAGTCAAGTTATTTGCTGGATCCATCATTCCAGTCAAATCACCAAACTGCGTCAAAACACCTACAGAATTAACAGGCAGATTGGAACCACCAAATGACACAGCGGCGCCAGTTTGCTGAAATCCTGACGGAGTAGGTGCAAGAATAGTGTTAACTTGAACAGTTACGATGGCATTCGGATCTAGCGCGGCCATTTGAGTCTCCTAGTGGTTACGGTTTCGGAATAGGCGGTCTTACTACGACTGATCCACCACCACCTTCAGAATGGACAATGCATCCTAAAATATATTGTCTGGCGACATCACGCACTGATTGTTGAACATAATTTACTTCAACTACAATTTGTTTCTTTTGAGCTAAAACTTGTAATTCAGCTTGTTCTCGTTTTTCATCAGATATAATTGGCATATTCCTAATGCCAATTAAACTCCAATCAGAACTATATTGAATAATAAAATTAAGAAATGTAATTATATCATCATTATTTACACCATATGTCGTTATTGTAACTTTCTCACAAGCTAATTGACTACTTTGTAATCTTGGACCTAAAAACGCAATAGCTTCCAATGCTCTTGTATCTTCAATGTGGACTGCTCCATAAGGTGGTGGTTCATTCTGCGGAATCAGAAATGAAGGATACAAAGGAAATGGACAAATAAATCCAGGATAGGGTGGCCTATAACTAGGCATTGCTAACCAAATAGGCAATGAATTAGTAATTATTTGCTCAGTAGGTAGTTGCGCCGCATCATCTATGATCTGTATATCAGTAATAGATGTTACAGCAACTCCCATATAATGCCATAAACCTGCCTGTTCATAATATTTACCATGTGAACTAAAAGAAAATCTAATTCCCATATAAGTAGCAATATACATATATTGTGGAGTAATTTCTTGAAATGCATCTATGCCAGCTAATGCAGTGAATACAATAGTATTATATGGTATAGTTGCATCTTCTTCTTGTTCAACTTCTGTTGAGTAATGTAAAGAACCAGTAACAATTACTGTATCTCTTAATGTGGGAATAGGTTTAATTAAATTGGCTCTAACCCAAAAAACATAACCATCTAAAGGTAATACCAATCTTTTATACAAAAGAAAGGTAATTTGAGTATCAGCAGAAAGTGTTCTAACACCACCAGATAATACCCCGCCAAGTGCTCCTTGTGCGCTACTAGCTGCTTCATTAACAGTTGTCATTTAATCCAGGCTCTGAATGACGCTTTATAAATTCCAGTTCTCGAAAATGAAGGTCTTTGTCTTGTACTAATACCACGTTTACGCCTTTTACCTTTTGAAGCATCTGTAGGAACACCTGGAACCATACCATTCATTTCTTCATCATCTATAAATGTCTTAAACAAATTTTGTACTTGATCTGTATAAGGTTTCATCAAATTTTTAATTTTAGCTCTAGTTTCACCACCTCGTTTTTGAATCATGCGTTCTGCAAGTTCACGAAACCCATTATGAATTAAAGAATGAATTTCTTCTTCATATACTTCAGAAAATGTTTCAACAATACCATATTTTCTTTCCAAAATCTTGCTTAATTTATCTGCTGTCATCGTCCTAGAAAAACCACGCTTACGCTTACGTCTTTCTTCAAATTTTGATGCACGAACTGGCGCCTCCATAGCTTCAGCGGTATAAGGCGTATTGATAAATCCCATATGTAATGTAATATCTTTCATGGAATTACTACTGCTACCCATGCACCACTTTGACGAACATACATTTGTCCATCATTTGGCGCATCTGGAATTATACTTCCAGGTGGGCCTTGTGGTCCTACCGGACCTTGAGTTCCTTGCGCTCCTGCTATACCAGGTGTCCCAGGAGGGCCTTGAGGACCAATTGGTCCAGGCGGTCCTTCAGGCCCTTCAGGTCCAACTGTACCACCTCCTCCAGTCACATTTTCTACGTGACCTTTGGTAACAAAGGTTGCAGCGCCGCCCTTACCTGCTCCCATTGCATGTTGTGGCATTACATCCTCACTTAAAAACCAGGTACCGGACGTGGTACTGATGGACGCGGCGGAAGTGGACCTCCACCAGTTTTTATAATAGGATTTTGAGGTCGTTGCTCAGGCTTTGGAAGATCAGGATCTTGAAATGGCGGAGGTCTAGGAGGATCAGGAAATTTCCAATATGGCCATCTCGGCATACGAACATATTGTGTGGTTTGTGGCATTTTAACCTCTATGGAGGAAGTAGAACCCATGCACCATTTTGACGAATATACATATTGCCATCAGAAGGAGCATCTTCTATACCAGCTGCGCCTCCACCAGGTGGTTGTGCTGGTACCCATTGTGTAGAAGTACCATCATCATACAATATATAAAGAACAGCATCATCATTTCTCCACCAAAGCGCTCCTGATACAGCACCAATTGGTGGATTTGAATCAATCGGAACAATAACTCCGCCACTAATAACAGGAACAATTCCTACCCAAACAGCACCATCCCACTCGTAAGTAGCGCCATTTGGCGCTACAAATTGATCACCAATATTCGGGTTTGGCGGAAAATCAATTATAGCATATGGTATAGGATTTGGATTTCGTGTGACTGCGTGTTGTTTATTTTGGCCGCGCCAATCTATTCTCTTTATCATAGCGTCTTTCCAAGATTGACAAAAACCTGATTAGCAGTAAGTGTACCTATACCAGAACCAACAGAATTTATTGCTAACATAACTCCATCAATTGTCGTTCCTGCATCAGCAATAGTTGTTGTATAAGTACTCATTGTTGCTCCAAAACTAGCGCCATTACGTCTCCAAGTGTACATATAAGATGTTGGATTATTTATCCATAATCCAGAACTCATAAATAATGTGGTACCAGGACTAACAGAACCAGCAGGAGTTATTCGTGGTGGAACAACATTAACTGGAGGACTTGTGGGTGGAATACCAACATCCCAAACTGGCATTCCTACAGGTGAGTTATAAACTGGAATTGCACCAGCATTTTGGCCCTGATCATTAGGCCATCTACCTTCAGCATCTGGTGCGCCACCTGTTGCTACCACTCTAACAGGAATTGCTCCTGAATCTGCTGCTGTTGGTGCAGAAGTAAAGAAAACTGGCATTCCACCATTATTTTGTTTATTTGGCCAAGGCGGACCAGGAGATGGTGTAGGTACCATATATACAGGAATGGCGCCTACTGAATTACGTCTATCATTAGGATAGCCCATCAGTATGTTAGTCCCCACATAGAACCAACACTCTGTGCCAAACCTAAATAAACACGTCCCCAAGGAGTTTTGAGCTGTTGCAAATCAGCAATCGTTAAATTCTCCATAGCAGACAAAAGTTGCACACTGGCCTCTGTGCCTTGATCTTGAGCTTGATTTACTAAACCAGGCAAGAAGCTATTAACTCCCATAGAAGCTCTTAAATCTGCCCAATAAGTATTATTAGGAGGTGGTAAATTGGGATTATCCTGTGCCATCTGAACTAAATAATCGCCGCCCAAATTATAAACACATTGAGTATAAACTATGCCACTTGCCCATTCTATATATCTATTCACTATTTCTATAGACAAATCATATGATAATTCGATATATGGGCTATTATCTGGCAATACAATCTTTGGAACCGCCATAATTTCACGAATCCAAAATAAATATCCTGGCAGAGTTGGTTTCCTTTCTCCTATCATCAAAATACAGCTTTTTTGATTATAGGTTTAGGACGAATAAAATCAGTTATAATACCAAGTGGGCTCTTAGCAGTTGGGTCTTGAGGCGCACCACGCTCTTTGGAACGTGTAATCGTGATCTTTTCAGCTATTGTTGGATCACGATCTTTTGTAGGTTTTTCAGTAATTTCCATTTCAAAACTTGTAAGTTTTTCTTGAGCATTTTCTTCTATCATAGCGTTAACAGCCACTGCTGCTTCTGCTCGAAGTTTTTCACCCTTAATCTTTTGAACTTCTCTATTGTGGATAATAAGCTCAGCAATAATCTCAGCAGATACTGGAGTATCAACAGAGTAGACATAAGGAATGAAAAATCCACGAAATTGATCTAATTCATTAGATCTTATCATTCCATATTTTTGATGAAACTGTGCAATAATATCAATTTGCTTTTCGTTTAATTCTCCAGAAATTCTGATCTGTCCACCAATAGGAATCATTTGTTGCCGATAGGTTTTATATTCAGGCAACCGATACTGAAAATCTATGCTCTGATGTGTACCGTTAGCGATGAACATTTTACTCATTTCAAATTCCTACTGCTACTAGGAGGGGCGACCATAAGGGTAGCAGTCTCATGATCGCCCCATTATCCGACTTTCGAGAAAAAATATCTCTACTAGTCGAATTGATTACTGATAGAGCATCGTCATAATTGTGATTGTTTCGGGACGAACTGCCCAACCAGAAGTGATGCGCCACTCGGAAAGAACGTCAATGGCGCCACCAGCAAGAGGAGTTGGGATCTCACGAGGCGCTGCCATATCAGAATACATCAAGGTGCAAGCCTCGATGCCAGGTGCGATTTTGGCAATTTCGTTGGTGTTGATCTTGCTACCAACAGGCTTCTTCACCTCCGGCATAACAAGAATAACGGCGTCATTGTCGCCGCCGCCAACACCTTGTCCGATCAAAGTATCGTCATAAACCCAAGTAAAGGTATCGTCGTTCATATCCAGGATGCCTTGCACCATCCCTTTGGTTGTCACAGAACCTGCGCCTTCGCGTTGGAACTGAACAATCTGGACGATATTTTGGTATTCCATAGCCGCCAAAGTTCTCTGCGGCCCAAGAATAACAAAATGGCGACCAATTCCGAGCTGATTGCATCTTGTCTTGAGAGCAGAGATTTGCGTGAGAAGCCATACGCCAAGTTCGCCATTATCATAGGTAACGATAGTATCATTACCGTTGCTATCAGGCGGTAGAGGAACTGAAACTGCTCCTTGCGCATTGAGTAGTCCTTCTCCATTAACAGGATTAAGACCATACAAGAGCGCATTGCGCGCGAGTTGGAAGTGACCTTGTCTCATGCCGAGGCGCTGCGCCTCAACCATATTGAGGCCCCACTTGCCCATCGCCGCAGTATCATGATGGTCGTATTCAGCACGCACTCTCAACAGATAACTTGCTGTTGAGATCATCGACAGAGCAATGCTAACGCTGGGAAGCATATTGTAAGCAGCCTGCCCAGCAGCCATCCGCGTGCGAACGTCGAGACGCTTCATGTAAACATAAAGGTCTCCATCACCCAATCTGACAAGAGGTTCTTCTCCAGCCAAAGTGCTAAAAGCCCCAGATGCTTGCACATAGGGCAGAATGATGCCGGGTTCCACGAACGATGGATTGACAATTACATAAGAAGGAGTGGCGCCAGCCATGTTAAGTTCACCTCATATTTGGAGGCGGGTTGCGCCTCAGTTGTGGATGGAGAAACCTTCGCGATTAGATTTCAAGAAGGATAGCGTTGCCGTTACGAACCCAATTTGCAAAGCCAGTGACAGGATCATAGCCAACAACCATAGAATTGCCCATGTTGTAACCGATGATCTTGCATCCAGGCAATGGAACACCACCAGCAGCAGCATTGACCCATTGATTAACAGGATCAAAGAAGAAACTTGCAGCTGGAGGAACTCCTACGCCATTAATTGGATAGCCAGGAGGCGGAACAACTGGATTAAATGCTGGATCCATTGCCAGAGCAATACGCGCTCTACTTCCAAACCTGTAAAAGTTCACAAGCATACCAATATCTGCTTGTGGAACATTGCTCTGCGGGCTATTAATCATAGCGTGATTTTGATTAAACACGCTAATTCCATTAGCAGGAATTGCAGCAGTTGCACGCATAATGGAATTCTGCAATGATGGATCCCACAAATTACCAGTGGGAGGAATAAACTCAGCGATTGGCACGCCACCGAACATAGGGAGTGTTTCAGTAGGCGCCAATTGACCTCCTGTCAATTGATATCTGACAGCAGGGTCGTCCATTGCCATACCCTGCATAAGTCCATCAAGACTTACGGTAAAGGTACCAGCAGCATTTGTGGTAAGAACAGGATTAATCGAGATCATAACCAAAGCTCCTTAATTTTTGTGATGCTCCTTGTTGCGCTCAGCTTCCGTTTTTGATGCCAACGAGCCTCCGTTTTGGGGCAGCGAATTGATTCATCCAAGCGGAAGGTCTGCCGACAAATTCAGAAATCTTGCGCCCAGTAACGTCCTCATGGACAATTTCACGCAAGAAATCGGCATCATCGCTAACAGGATGCAACCCAGCTTGTTCTGCATCGGCGTAGATTGTGGTCTCAATATTGCCAAATGCAGCATCGTCGGAAATGACCTTAAGGTCAATATCCTTCCAAGCTCTGGAGTGTTCTTTCAAGCCATTTGCAAGGCGACGACGATACGCGATCAAGGTTTCCCCATCTAGCGCACGCGGAGCCTTGCCACCATGCATGGCATAAACTCGATCTGCTTTGACCTGAGAATCAGCCATCGCAGCATAATCTGCGTCCGTCATCTGACGAGGAAGTTTGGCCGCAACGTCAGCGACACTCTTTCTGACTTCCTCGATGGCGTCAGCTCGCTTCTTCTCTGCTTCTTCAGCATCGGCTTTGGCCTTGGCTTCAGCATCGGCCTTGGCCTTAGCATCAGCCTTTTCCTTTTCCTCAGCATCCTTTTTCTTCATTTCTTCTTCACTCATATCAGCACGAGCTTTGGCATCAGCTTTCGCCTTAGCCTCAGCATCTGCCTTTTCTTTTTCCTTGGCATCCCATGCATCACTCACGGTTTGCTTGACTGAGTCCTTAATTGCATCAGAAAATGACGCAAAATAAGAATCAAATCTGGCTTTATCAGCCTTTTCTTTTTCTTCTGCATCGGCCTTGGCCTTTGCCTCATCTGCCTTACGAGCGGCTTCAAGGGCCGCAGCCTTATCATCGTCTGCCATAACCATTTCCTTTTCGATGCTTGCGGTCGCTACGCCACTCGGCGGTCTACCTTTGTCCCATACACCCACAAAACATATCGCAATGTGGTCAAGTAGCCTTGGTTTACCTTCGATTAGTAATTTGCTACCACTCTTTAACTTAATTTTTTGGTCTTCACCAGTTAAAACCACACAAGGCGAAGTAGAAAGCTGATTTTCTTCCATTAATTTTGCGGCATGTTCGTCCCATATTTTGACGATTGCCCAGACTTCATCACCTTTAATATAAGGAATAAATACTGAACCTACATTTCTATTCACATATTCTGTGGTAGTTAATGTAGATGTTCCAGGATGTTCAAATATTACAGGAAGTCCATTACACCTTTCAAGAAACTCTTGATTAAGATAAATGTCCTTGTCGCGCCACACATGCTCTTTAATGCCACTTCGATATGATAATCCAGTACCTGTAATCCTAATATCAAACATAGTTATATTGGCATAATGCTGCGGTGAGGTTAATTCACCTGCTGCCATTAACTTCGCAATACCTAATTCATCAGCGTGTAATTTCTTCAAACTAACAACTAAACCAGGATGTAATGGCTCAGGAGGATTGTCTAGCGGCGCCCAAATGTAAGAATTATGCTCACTATGTAATTTGGGTGGAGTAAATTTTTTATCAACTTCTTGGATAAATGTAGTATAATCAACCTCTCGTGTTGGATCTTCACCATTTCCTTCTATTGTGGATTTTCTACGGGAGAGTTCAAATAGTTCTCCAGAAGGGTAAAATCCAATCTCTTCAGAACACTCTCTAATAGCTGCTTCTGTTGAGGTTTCTCCATCCTCTCGTTTGCCGCCAGGTAGATCGTAATATCCAGGAAAATCTCCTGATTCAGAACGTTCAAGGAATAATGACTTCTTGTCAGGGGTAACAAATAAGATCCCGGCTGCATAGATGGTCTCCATCAGACAGGATTTCTTTTACTCAATCCACCAGTACGAAGTTCTTCACGTTCTGTTGAATCTTGCTCACTCTCAGTTTCGTCATCATCCTTCTTAGGAGGAATTTCACAATCCTTTCCTAAGATTGAATCCAATTTTGCATCCAATTTCTTAAGATGTTCAGGAGAGCATGGCATTTAGAACCTCAAGTATCCTGAGAGGAGTAAAACAACCAAGATAATGAGAAGAATGCCAACAAGGCCAATTCCTGTATTTCCGTATCCGTAACCATATTGCCAACGTCCAATATATGGGCCTCCAACTCCTCCAAGAAGAACGATAATAAGAATGATGATGAGAACTATGCCAAGTGGGCTCATTGGGCTTCAGTCGTCTGTTGAGCTGGTAAACGCTGTCTTGCACGTCTATTTTCAATTTCAGTAAGCAAATCTACCACTGCTTCTTCCATTGAATCAATCTTTGTTCCACCACTTTTGCCTAGTGGACCCATCTTGAACGATGGTTTCTTTACTCCTGGCGCGCCACCAGCTCCTTCTTCAATAGGAGGCTTAAATTTAGCCAATTTTTCATAATCAAGTATAAGCGGAGATGGAA